ATGAAAAATGATGTTGTCATTAATATGATAGAGGTATTTGCGGGAAAGTATACGATTAATGCCCTAAGAATACGAGTTGATTGGGATAAAATCCTCAAATTGTCGGGCGAATTCGTCGTATTTGGTGGTTATATTCCTATTTTTAAATCATTTTTATCTGAGGAACTGTCAAATGGAAGAACAAAACGTAATTCACAGAGCAACCGAATTGGTCGCAGAGCATGAAGGGCTGGCTCTAAAGCCGTATCTCTGCCCTGAAGGAAAGCTCACCATTGGCTATGGGCGTAATATTGAAGACAACGGAGTCAGTGCAAAAGAAGCGGCAATTTTGCTGTCATCAGACATAGAAAGTACGCTAGAGCAGCTCGGCTGTTTGGCGTGTTTCCGTTCATTAAATCTAGCCCGTAAGGTCGTGTTAGTGGATATGTGTTTTAACCTGGGTTATCCGCGTTTTACCTTGTTTAAACGCATGATTGCGGCGTTAAATCAACAAAACTACGAGTTGGCCGCGCTGGAAATGATGGACAGCAAATGGGCGCAACAGGTAGGAAAACGAGCGCAACGTTTATCTAAAATTATGAAAACAGGACAATTTTGCTGAGATTTAAGCATTAGCGAGATGGCTAATGAATAATATGATCTTCATGGAAAAGATAAGGAAAGATGTATGTGGTGTCCAAACTGTGAAAGCGAAAAGACACGAGTAGTGGGGACGAATAAATCCTATGTCGTAGAGCGCTATCGAAAATGTAGTGATTGTGGTTACACATTCAGTACTCTGGAATCTCATCGATTTGATCCAAAGTGGTCAAAAAACAGTGAGTTTTCCCAACAAGAAGCGGATCGTATGTCTCAACGACGTATTCGCTAAAAAACACAATAATGAAGCGTTGAGTAGAAAAAAGTAGTGTTGATGTTCATTTTTTAATGGCCGTTAAAAAGTGTACTAACCGCTTTTAAAAAGTAATAAAAAGCGCAATGTAGCGCATTAGATCAAGGTATTGGTAAACTAAAAAACCAGTACCTTAATAAGAACAGGCTCAGTGCCCATACTTTTACGGTTTGAAGTACTGCTAAATAGAGAAGTACAGAAAGAAGTGAAAGTCATAACGTCACACCGAATATCCCATCCCATGTCTTTTTAGTGTGACGCTGTTTCTCTTTTACATAAATACCTACCCAGTGTGTTATTTACCATACTGCCATTCCAAACGATTAATACGTTCATCTTGCTGGCGCACTTTCAACCCCAGATTTTTCAGTGTTTCTTCGCGCTTTATGCGCTCTTTAGTGGTGTTTTGATAGCGCTCCTCCATAACCGCTATCTGTTTACTCAGCTCGGCAACACTGGTGTTTAAGCCGTAAATTGCCGTTACTAACCCCACTGTGGCGGTGGTAAATAGCGCAGTGATGACTTTATTAATGTCCATATTCATCCTTCTTTTTTGTCATCAAATTGGCGTTGTAGATTGTTTGTTTTTTGAAAGTAGCTTTTCAGCATCCCGCGCATGCCATAGATAACAACAACCATACCTATCACAATACTGGTATACCAAGCTGGCATCTTTTCAATGGCGTCAAAACCCTTATGAACATAAGCGTCCATTCCTGGAATAAACGCCAGTACAATGGGTGTCAAAAAGAGCACTAATACCAGCTCGTCTTTCCACGAGGTTTGCATATTCTGCATGGCGATCTTATCTAGGTCGTAACTTTGTTGTTGTCCCTTTCGTGCCATTTCTAATACTGCATTGGCTTTTGCTATGTTGGTCTCGTGAACTAATTTATCCAGTTCAAACGCCTGTTCTAACTTCATTGTCTTTCGTGTTTGCCACTGCTTTAAAGGGTCTCCTACTAAGTTGTTCGCCAATTGGCCTATCCAATTCCACATCATTTATTACCTCTCTTTATTAGTTGCAACGAGCGGACTGATTCAGGTGCTCCTGTCGTCGATTTTCGTTGTTTTTTTATTATTTCAAAAAAAAATTTTACCTCACTCCAGATACCGCTATCTGGACTGAACCCAGTCTGAAAGCGCTCTAAACTGTGTCCAACTTGATGAGTAACGGGAGTGCAAACAATGAAATACGAACAAGCATTGATAGAGTGCGGCACTGTGATTGAAGCCAAAGAAGACCAAGCTTTGGTCAAGGCACATATCTTAGGTAGGGAGACGGATTGGTTGCCGATATTGCAGCAAGCCAATGAGTTTAAACGTCACTACACACCGCCTCGCATTGGTCAGCAAGTCGTGATTCTGATGGGACGCTACGTACTAGGTTCCATATTTAATAAAACGTGCCGTGAGCCTGTAGCCAATACAACAGAAGACGTGACGGTATACGAAGACGGTACAGAAATTCGCTATGACAGCAAAACTCATACGCTGACTTTGAAAGCGTTGGACGCGCTTAAGATTGAAACCAATCAAAGCGTCAGTATTACCACACAAAACGCCACGGTAAATGCATCAGCAGTCAAGGTTGAGGCAAGTGAAATAGAGCTAAAAGGGGGAAGCGGAGATGTTGTCGTCAATGGCATCAGCCTAGTGAACCATACACATCCTCAAAATGCAGGTAACCACTATGGTGGTGGTGCCAGTACGGGAGCAGCCCAATGAGTGAGCGTATTAGTATTTTACTCAACGGATACGTACCGGAAGACGGCTATGCCGTCAGCATTAACGAGAGTATTCAGCGCATTTTAACCACCCGCTTGGGTGAGCGAGTGATGCGTCCAACTTTCGGATCAGAGCTGTACAAGTTGCGCGATCGAGACATGGACAGCGAATGGCGCTTACTTGCAACGCGCTATATCTATGAAGCCATTACCAAATGGGAGCCGAGAGTTCGTTTTAAGCGTCTGCAATTTAATGCTGATGCGGAAAATGGAAAACACACTTTTTATTTGGAGTTAGACCCAGCATGAGCCACATATTTGAAAACCTAGCTGCTCCAACGGTATTTGAAGTCACAGATTTTGAAAGCATTTTTAATGAGTTACTGAATGAAGTGTATAAGGCCGTACCGAATTATAAGCCCGTCGAGTCTGATCCGTACCATCTGATACTAGAAGCGTTCGCCTATCGTGAACTGTATCTGAAAAATGATTTTAATCAGCGTTTAAAAGGGCTTTTACTGCCGTATGCGAGCGATACGAACTTAGACAATATCGCAACTCACTATGGGGTTGAGCGACTGACAGGAGAAGACGACGATGCGTTTCGAATTCGTATTGTGAGAAGCCTTGATAGTCATCCGACCGCTGGGTCGCGGGAAAGCTATGAATATCACGCGTACTCGGTTCACTCCTCGATTGATGATGTGCACGCCTATAGTCCTGCTATAGGAGAAATCACCGTTGTCATCGCAAGCTATGAGGAAGGCGGACTTGCAGACGATATTAAAGCGCAAGTAGAGAGCGTGTTATCGGATGAAAAGGTCAGACCGATTACCGACAAGGTAACGGTACGAGAAGTGAAAGAAAAGCCTATTAGCATCCACGTAAAAGTCTCATGTCCTCTGCAATATCGGTCTCAAGTTGAAGCCGAAATCAGAGCCAAGATGAACAAGAACCAGACTATAGGAAAAACACTGTCGATTTTTCAGCTGGTTCGCCTGTTTTCAGTAGATGAAGTGACCAATGTGTCATTAAAGGCTCCAACTACCGAGACCGTATGTGCCCCAGATGAACGTATTGTGATTACTGATATACAGATCGATTGGGAGGATGCATGACGCAGAGCTTATTGCCGCCGAATTCATTAGAGCTTGAGCATCGTTTGGATCAACTGGCCGCACAGCGGTTGAGCTTTGATTTATCTCTGGCTGATATCAATCCACTTACGTGTGTCGCCGACTTGCTACCGATTTTAGCCGCCAGCTGGAAAGTGGATGTACGCGGGCTAAACGAGCGCGAGAGTCGGGAGTTGATTGCAAATGCTTGGGAGATCCATCGATACAAAGGCACCGCTCACGCAGTGAAAAAAGCCTTAAGCAGTGTGTTTAGCAAGGTGCAAATACAGGAGTTCAAAACGCCCTATGTGTTTGATGCCGAAGTAACGTTAGGCGGTGATCCGAATCAGGTATTTGATGATGAAAAGTTTGCGACAGCAAAACGTCTGGCGAACGATGCGAAAAACCTTCGTAGTCGCTTTGGAGAGTTTGTTATCGCACTGCCTGAGGCGCGTGCCTCAGTGATAAAAACCGATGCGGCCTCGACAAACGGTATGAGCTTGTCTTCGTCGTTATCTCTTAACGCAAATTGCACAGTGAAATGCAAAGGAGTCATTCAATGGACACTATAACCGCCATCGCGACGGAGCATGGGCTTGGTGTGCTGAAAAGCACGCTGAAAAGCCAGGCTAATCGCTATCAACTTGTGGGAGCGAGCACGCACAGCGCCAGCTCAACTAGCGTTTTCCACGAATCTCAGATAGACAACAGCTACTACGACACCAGTGGTGTATTGACCTTTATCGTCAATTTACCCAGTGACAAAGACTTTCAAATGTATTTGTACGAAGTGCGAATTGTCGACGCCAGCGGCTCGACCATTGTCTCCGCGAAAACGCCGAAAATAGCCTTGTCCACAGGGATCGGCGGCATGCTGACGATCAAAGCCGCCGTTTCGGGTGAACCGGGTGAGATCGTCTTTAAAGCGACTGATTACATCACAGGGTCAGAACTTACCGACCTTTGGATGAACCCTATTTATGCCAATGCGACCGCGACGATTCAAAACGCAACGCGGCAAATACAACTGCATAACCGAATATTAACAACAGAAGGAAAAGCACTATGAGTGTGAACAACGAAATAGCGCGGCTAACTCAAGCCGTTCAGGACCATACCAATGAAACGCAAAGCTTTTTGGATAAAGCGGATGGTCGAGTGACAGAGAAAGAAAATCAAGTAGAACAGTTTTTAGCGAGTGCGACACCTGAGAAGCGTTTTGTTCAAAAAATAACGGTCGGAGGGTCAAGCGAGTATCTGTATCCAGTTTTTTGGAGGTTTCCAAGTAATGATTTTGGAATAGGTCGGCTTGAAATTAGCCGTCATTATTCATGGAATAGGGGAACATTACACGATAGTCACGTTGCTTCATTGCTGTTGAGTATTGAGGGAAATGCCTACCCTTGGAGCGGAGATACGAATTATATGCGGGTCAAAAAAGCCCATTATCGTTACAACGAGACTGCGTCCCATCTTCAGTTCGGCGGGTATGCCAGTCGTGTTTCAACAGATGGTAATGCACCTACGTACGGTTCTGATGGAACCAATTATTTATTCTCCGGTGTGTATCTAAGAGGCGGTGGGTTGGATTATGTATTGTCGTCAAACTGGGAGTTTACCCCGCTCCGTTTGGATGATGAATCCGATGTAAACAGTACAAGAGTGCTTCATACATATCAAAACGTTGCATTTACTGTAAGCCCGATACCTATGGCGGAGATTAAAGCGCCAGTTGAGACTGAATAAGGAAAAAAACAATGACTGAAATGATTATGACACATGAAGAAGCGGTTGAGTTTGCTATTGCTCAAGAAGCAAATCATACCCGCTTTAAAACGCGTGGAACGATTAAAACTCGAGTGGGCGACACTAATAGTGTTCTCGGCACCACCACAGACGGAATGCAGCTGCTTCTGCACGCCTTCTCACAACTTAACACTGCTTTAAGCGCAGCGTCTTCTTTGGCGGAAGTGCGTGCAGCGGCAGAACCATTCAATGAACTTGCGACGGGTTTCTTAGCCAAGGTGGAAGCGGGTGAGGTATCTCTTCCCTTTCAAGTAAAAGGCGTGGAAAACGTGGTGAGCGATATTGAAAACAGAGCAACACAAGTTGCTGAAATCTTAAAAAGCAATCAAGCATAAAAGGAGAGTTTTATGAACTTAAACTTTGGTATTAATGGCAGTATCAGTGCCGCCGCCGCGCGTCCTGTTACAGTAAGTTCAACAACCGCCATTGGTGTAATCGGTGTGGCCAGCACGGCGGAATTTTTGAAATTTAACAATGCATCGGAGGCGATCGAACACTTTAAAAGCGATAGCGAAGCGGGAACGGTCGTGAATGCGCTTAAAGGCATTAATCTGCAAGGTGTTAACTGCCCGATTATTGTCAATGTGTGTTCATCCGATGCGATATTGGAATCCATTGATCTATTCAAAAAATCAGAGGGATTAACCGGTGTCAGCTTATTTGGCGGCATTTTGATTGCGCCTGTTTTGTCTGCGACTAAGGACGTAGGCGTGAAATTGGTAGCGACGGCCAGTGCGATCACCGCCACAGCATTTGTCGATAACTTTGGGGTAAACGAAGCGGATGTATTGGCTTATGCCGCGAATTATGGCTCCCAGTCTTGTCTAGTGACGCACGGTATGTACACGGCTGACGGTGTGAAGGTTTCCGCTTCAGCGCTCTATGCTGGTGTTACGGCGTTTCGTGATGCTAATACCTCATTTGGTTGGGCGAAGTCACACTCAAACCGTGTTGTTCAAGGTGTTAGTTCAACGGATCGAGTCATTGAATACCTCGATGGTGCAGAGTGCGAAGCGCGTCGTATGCGTCAGGCTGGCGTCGCCACTATTTTGCAAGACATTGGTTGGCGTACTTATGGATTTGAAACCACAGATATTGATCCGATTTGGCAATCGTTAGATCGAGTTCGTACCTTTCAGCGCTTGCTACAAGCCATCCTCGTTTCTTCTAAATGGGCGCGAGATCGTGAAGCCAGTGAGCTACTTTGGGTTCGTCAAACCGTTGTTGAGTTTATGAATGAGCTTAAAGGGAACGATGTCATCGTGGGTTTTGATGCCTATTTTGATTCTGAAAAAAATACCAAAGCCACGGCTACGGCTGGCAAGTTCTATCTAACCGTTAAGTTGGGTGATATGCCAAGTGTGCGTGAGCTAAATGTTGAGCTTGTCTACTCTGACGACTGGAACGACGTACTAATTAACTACATTAATGGAGAAGGTTAACCATGACACAAGTACCACAATATTTATCAGCAATGACGGTCTTTATTGACGGCGTCGGCCTGCTTGGCACAGCCAAACAAGTCACCTTGCCTAAGGTGGAGATTACCCGTGAAACGGTGACGGCTGGCGGTTTTGAACGCGCCATGTCTACCGGAGTATTTAAAGCCATGGAGGCCGAAATTACGCTCAATGAGTATCACGATTCTGTTTTCAAAGCGGCTAACAAGTTAGCAGTGCCACCGCTGTTTGTGATCAAAGGCAATTTGAGTCAAGACGGTCAGGATTACCCGATTGAAGCAACCATTAAAGGCAGCCTTGATATCGACGACGGTAACTGGGAAACCGGCAAAGAAGCAGAACGCAAACTGAAAGTGTACGTTGATTTTTACGCGTTAAAAGTGAATGGCACTGAACAATGTATGTTAGATGCGAAGAATATGATCGCCAAAATTAACGATGTGGACCTATTGGAGAAAGCTCGCACTCACGTACTTTCTTAAGCAAAGCCCCGTCAATAATGGCGATGTGGTTACTGTTTTGTGGTGGGGACCGCGACAGTAACACAGTAAATACAGTCAAAAAGTAAGCAGCGTCTCAGTGATATCAACGGCCATTGATGGTTGAGACGTTATTTTACTTTAGACACTAATGTACAAAATTAATCGTTTTCGATCTATAGGATCACTCAATTTATTTAAAAAGGTTAAGAAACATGTCTAAAGAACTATTAAAAGAAAAAGAAGTGGCTTTGTCCGATGGACGTATTGTCAAAGTACGCAAACCTAAACTGCGGGATATCCGCATCCACTTTAGTGAGCCAAATCTAGAAGAGCGTCAAATCGCCATCGTTGGAACACTGGCGCAAATGACCGTCGATGAATTGGATGCATTGGATTACGACGATTTTATTCTGCTAAAGGATACCGCAGAGAGTTTTTTGTCGTCGACTGGAGCGGTTGCTTAAACGCAATCGCGATGGTGTCTGCAAAGCTTCATCTTGGTTTTTGTGATTGTTTGGAAATGACATTAGACGAATTTGAAACCTTTGCAGAGACCGCGAAACGTTTGTGTGAAGTCGAAAGATAGGCGGAGAGATAAATATGTCACTAGGAAGTGTCTCTATCAGTTTTGATACAACGGGCAACATTACAGACTTGGCTAACGATGTAACAAGCGTCATGCAAAAGCACCTTAGTGGTTACTTTGAGAAGCTGAGCACATTCGAAGAGAGTGGCCTCTTAGGAGGACTATTTGATAGCTTGCCATCTGCTGCTAATGAAAAATCAGGAGCAACAAAAAAGACAGCGGAGCAAAGTACAGATAATGAAAAATCAGGAGCAACAAAAAAGATAGCGGAGCAAAGTACAGATTCTAAAAAATCGGCTGGCGCTGAGGCCCAAATGACTGGGTTCGCGGAAGTGGGCACAGCGATGGCGACAATGACGAGCAGTTTTGAAACCGGAGTGTCCTCTTTAAGTAAAGACCTTAATAGTCTGGTCGGGTCTGTCTCGAAAATGACGGGCACCTTGTCGAGTAAGTTGAATAAGATGCAAAAAAGCCTTTCCGGTTTTGGGCTTAAAAAGAATCAATCACAGAGTAATAAAAAGAAACCTAGCGCTAAAAAGCGTCAAAAAAAGACCAAAAACAAAAAAGGTCACGATGCGAATGCTGAACAAGGATCGAACGACAATGCGGACTTAGGAACGTTAAAGGGGGTACAGAATGCCGCGTCTACGCTCATAACAGACGCGGTAACATTTAAACAATCTTTTACCGATTTATCGAGTGGGCTACAGAACTTTGAACTGTCGAAAAAAGGGGTTGTGGGTTTACTGGATTCAGGTTCAAAACTTGCGGGTAATTTTTCAACGCTGAAACAGTCTTTTGCTGGGTTGAAAACGTCCTTTACGAGCCTCAATTCAAATGAATCTTCAGAGACAGAGGCGTCTTCATCTAAAGAGAACGACAAATCGAGTAAGAAAAAAAGCGACGACGCGAGCGGAAAATCACAAGGAATGAAAGGTGCGGTACAGTCCGGTGAGAAGCTCGTAAGCACCTTCTCAAACTTCAAAAAGTCGCTTACGGGATTGTATGATGGCGTGCAAACGTTTGATTTTTCAAAGCAAGGCGTAACGGGTTTAACGGACTTGAGTTTGAAGTTAGTAAATACTTACGACTCAGGGTCGAAGCTTGTCAGCTCTTTTTCCTCGTTTAATCAATCTCTTGCTGGCGTTAGTGGCGGATTAAAAAATGCAGGGGCAGGGCTAATGAGAGCGAAATCCACAGTCTTTGGTTTTGCTACAGCCTTACGCTCCGGAGCGATGATGCAGTGGGGCTTGAATGCTGCGATGCTCGCAAACCCAATAGGCATAATAGTAGGCGCTTTCGTGGCAGCCGGTGTCTTGATCTATAAATATTGGCAACCCCTAAAAGCCTTTTTTGGTGGGGTATTTGATGGTCTATATGCCTCAATACAGCCAGTCTTTACCGCCTTTCAGCCGTTATTGAATTTGCTAGCGCCTGTCGGTGATGCCTTTGCTTGGATCGCGAGCAAGGTGTCTGAGGTGATCAATTGGTTCGGTGCGTTGTTCACGCCTATTCAAAGTAGCCAAGCGGAGCTTGCAGGCTTTGCAGCCAGTGGTATGAAGTTTGGTGAAGTGATCGGTTCTGTATTTAAAGCGGCCTTAGCGCCAATCATGCTGGTGGCTAAGGGAATCGGTTGGGTTGGTAAGCAGTTAGGGTTATTTGGCGATGAGGGTGAGGCTTCGAGCGAGGCTGCGACCTCCAGTGAAAAAGGGCGTTCTAGTGGGTCTGTTACGCCATTAACGACACAAAAGAAAGCCACATCGAATAGCAAACTGGCCGCCATCGGCGCAGGCATGTTGGTGACGACGAGTGCGGCTGCGATGAACCCATCGTCAGATGAAGCAAAAGCACTTTCTCCAGCACCGACCGGAAGTATGGTTCAAAGTTATGAGCTTTCGCCAATCAACAATGGGCAATCGCCGACGAAAGAAGTCGTTCAGCATATTAATGTTCAGGTTACCGTGAATAACCCAACGAGCAATATTGATATAGAGCGAGCCATTGAAAACGTTATGCGTGGTCAGGCGTCGACATCCAGCCCATCACTGAAAGATGAGGATATCTAATGTTGTGTCAATTAGGTCACGTTAAGTTTGAAAGTAGCGGCGTCAATATTGCCAATATTTCACGTCAATCAAGTTATCACTTTGCCAACAAGAGCATCATTAATGGCTTTGATGACTGGCAAAAAGTAGGTCGCCACAGTCAAAAATTGACATTGAGCGGTGTATTGATTGAACAAAGTATGGGAGCGTTGAACAGCTTGTATGCGTTGGCGGAAAAGAAGGAACCGGTCACGCTTGCGCTTTCCTTTGGTCAAGCCTTGACGGTGTTGATTATGGAAATCAGCGCGGATCAGTCCAACTTTTTGAAAGGAGGGGAGTTTTATAAACAGAGCTTTGAAGTACAGCTGGTGGTGATACATGGCAACTTATGAAATAACGAAAACGACAATGAGGCTGGATGAAGTCGTGATGTTGTATTACGGCTCATTGGAGCAGTTTTCAGCCGTAAACGAAGCGAACCCAAGCTTAGGGCTGTTTCTTTCAAAGGGAGATGTTGTGGAATTACCTGAGAAATCCGCCGTCGTGACGGAGGAGGTCTTATGGTAATGACACCCACCTATCGATTGTTTGTGAATGATAAGGACGTGACTGAGCGAGTATCGCCCTATCTTATTAGCTTACGTGTCACGGACAATGAAAAGGACAACAGCGATGAACTGAGTTTGGTTTTCAGCGCTAAGTTTAAGCGGCCTGAATATGGGGATCAGATAAAGGTCTTTCTAGGAGGGGAAGAGCAGCAGCACTTTGCTGGCGCTTTTTATGTTCAAAAGACCAGTATACGTAATAACAGCGAGCTTTCGGTAAACGCGACGGGTATGGATTTTAGCTCCAATATCAAAGAGCTTCGTCACCATCGTTATGAACAAATAACCTTGGCGGAGTTGGTGGTCGACATCGCTACGCGTCACGGACTGGGGTATAAATCGGATCTCACTGAAGAATTGCACGATATTGATCAGGTAAATGAGTCTGACATTAATTTATTGAACAGAATCGCAAAAGATCATTCTGTGATTTTTAATATAAAAAACTCAATTCTGTACCTAATGAAGCAAGAAGAGGCTCCGCCAGAAGTGATGTTGGACATAGACCACTGTATCGATAGCCAAATCAGTCATTCTAATACGACCTTCTATCGGCGTTGTTCCGTTAAATATCAGGATACTATACGGAACAAAATGGTCACGGTGAGTGTTGGGAAAGGAGAACCTACCTTGATAAAACAAGGCCACTTTACCAGTGAATATAAGGCGAAGCAGGAGGCGATCAATGCGTTGAAACGAGCAAATCAAGGTACCGCTCAAGGGAATGCGTCAGTGCCCGGTCAGATCATGTATGCAGGAAGTCGCCTAACATTAGACGACGAACAATACACGATAACGCGTGTGGAACATTCAATCAGTAACAGCGGTTGGGTGACCTCATTAGACTTCAAGAGTAACAATCAAACCGCGCTTTGA